GGTTTAACTCTTTAAACGATCAACAAAAAATATGGGCGGCGGAAAAAGAAGCGGCGACTCAATTATTATTAGACAAACAAGCTGGCCTTATAGGGGAAGGGGAATACGAGCAAGCTAGGATTGAGTTGAGGCAAACGGCCGAACAAAAGATAACAGAGATAGTTAGCAGAGAAGCAAAAGCCCAAGAGGCAGCTAAGACAGCCGCAGCTAGAAAAGCTGAAATGGAGCAAAAAAAGATAGATGACGCAAGAATAGAAAGTCAGCAAAATGTAACCAATTCGTTGTTGATGGCTGAAGATGTATTGCTTCAAGGAAAGTCAGAATCAGTCAGGGCAGCGGCGAGAATAGGTATTAATTTAGCAAATCAAGAAAAGCGAGAGAACGCCACCAAGATTATATCCGACTCATACGCGGCAGCTATGGGCGCATACAAAGCGCTTGCTGGCATTCCAGTTATTGGCCCAGCATTAGGTGCTGCGGCTGCTGGAACTATCTTGGCGGCAGGTACAGCTTACGCCACGCAATCATTAGCGGGCAGAGCATTAGGCGGTCAAGTTAGAGGCGGTGAAAGTTACCTTGTTGGCGAGCGCGGGCCAGAGCTGTTGACAATGGGTGGGTCAGGTCGTGTATCGAGCAACGATCAATTAAAGAAAGCAATGGGTGGCGGCGAAAGCATCCAGATTGTTAATAACGTGGATGCAAGAGGTTCAAGCGCGGATGTCGACATGAAAATCCGTTCAGCAATGCAGCAAACAAGCCAACAGACCGTTGCGACCATACAAGATCTAATGAGACGAAGAAGGTTTGTTTAATGACAACTTACATATTCCCATCCATAACGCCGTCTAAAAGCACTTTTGAGCTTGTGACCAATACAAGGGTCTTCCAAAGCCCGTTGACTAATTCAATTCAGACGACAGCCAGAAAAGGCTCACTTTGGCGAGCTTCATTGCAATTTGACAACTTGACTGGTGATGATCGGGCCGAGATGCAAGCGTTCTTGACTAAGCTAAACGGTCAGCAGCACAGGTTCTATTTGCAAGACCATGCTTTCGTGCGTCGAGGTAATGCGCCAGCGGTTAGCGATAACATCGTGGTCAATGGGGCGGGGCAAACTGGCTCAACGCTTAACATTAGAGACGCAAATTTGACGGTGACGGACTATTTTAAGGCTGGTGATTACATAGCGTTCAACAACGAGCTTCACATGGTAACGGCAGCTTGCAGCTCGACAGGAACAGGAACAATTGCAATTCCGATTGCGCCACCGATCAGAAAGCCTACCGATGACGGCGATGCCATCGATTATTTGTACCCAGTTTTAGGCGTGTTCATTCTAACAAGCGCAACCTCATGGGATAACAGACCGCCAATATTCAGCAGTTTTACTATTGAAGCAATGGAAGACGTACTAGCATGAGCCGAGGGTTTCCGACAGCCGTAGCGACGGCACTAGGGCAGCAACACGTTGCGATTGTCACTTTTGCCAAATTGGAATTCCCAGCAGGGACAATTTACGTCCACAACAGCTTGGGGACATATACTTGGGGCAGTCAAGATTGGCTAGGCGTTGGCGACCTTGGTTCTATTAGCCAAGTGGAAGAAGGGTTAGACGTTAGCCCATACGCGATCAGCCTGACCCTATCGGGCTTAGACGCAACCATCTCTGGCGCGGCCTTGACTCAAGATTATTTCATGCACCCTGTAACGGTTTATCTTGGCGTGCTAGATGCTGACGATTCATTAATTGATACCCCAACGCAAATTTGGTCAGGGTTTATGGATCAAATGAACCTAACTGTAGGCGCTGACGGTGGGGATGCGATCCAGTTGGTCGCTGAATCAGAATTGAGTCGATTCGATATGGCAAAGAATCTTTTATATACCAACGCAACGCAACAAAGCCGATATGCTGGTGATTTGTTTTTTTCGCATATCCACGAAGTTGAAGGCGCTAAGTTTGATTGGGGAGCAAAAAAACCTGGATCTTCAAGCGTTCCTGGGATCGATTCGGACGATACAATCCCTGATAAGCAACACATGCGCTAATGCAGCTGAGAATCTTACAAGCGTTAAACAAATGGGAGCGACGGGGTTTTACTTATGGGGACGCAGATTGCTGTCAGTTTGCAGGATTTATAGTCAAAGAGTTAACGGGTAAAGATTATTTAGCTGACTTTGACTATAATTCAGAAAAGGAAGCCTACCGTATTATTGAAGCAAACGGCGACCTTAGACAAACCGTTTCCACTGTTTTGGGCGAATCTACCCAAGACATTGATAGCTTGCCCGACGGCAGCCCTGTTTTGGTAAAGATACCAGACAGTGAACTCATGGGCGTTAAATTGGGATCAAAAGCGGTCTGTTTAACGCTTAAAGGCTTGGCTCGAATGCCAAGAGAATTTATACAAGCAGGTTGGCCGATATGCCTCAAGTAATCCCCATAGTCATTGGCGCATTAACCGCAATCGGTAGCGCGGTCACGGTTGGCGCTGTGGTTGGTGGCGCTGCGGCGGCGATCGGCGCTGCTGTTATTGTTGGCGGAGTGCTTGCTGCCAAGACAATGATTGACCTTAGCAATATCAGAATGCCAAAGGTTGATTCCGATGCAAGCCGTCAGAAAACCGTAAGATCAACAACTGAGCCTTATAAAATAATCTATGGCGAAACTTTGGTTTCTGGGCCGATTTCTTATATTGGGATGAAAGGAACAGATAACGAAGATTTGTACCATGTCATCGCTTTGGCTGGTCACGAAGTAACGGATATAACTAACATCCATTTTGACAACCAGATAATTTTAAATTCTGCCATCAACGGCGGATCAAGCGATGGCGGTAACGTCACATCTGGCACGTTCGGCCCAAAAGGCGGCACTACCATTTGCATAATCAACAAGCATTTGGGGACAGCAACACAAGCCGCTGACTCGATGATGGTTAACGCTTTTACCGATTACACCTCAGCCCACCAAGGGAAAGGCGTTGCTTATATCGCAATGAAGTGGAAGTTGAACGAAGACTCTGCTGAGGTGTGGGACAAATACGCCCCCACAGATATTAAAGCGCTAGTCCAAGGTAAGAAAGTATATGACCCAAGATTGGAATACGCAGCGGTTAGCACTTACGGGCAAGATGTAACCAATGCCAGTTACATAACCTATTCTACAAACCCTTCTTTATGCCTTGTCGATTATCTGATGGACGCAGACTTCGGAATGGGCATTGCGGCAGATAAAATTGACTGGAATGCAATTGTGGCAGCGGCCGATGGTTGCGAAGTCTCAGTAGTTGTCCCAGGCGGCAACGAGCAACGATTCACCTGTAACGGGGTTCTGTTTGGCACCGATTCGCACAGAGCGAACATAAACAAGATTTTGTCCAGCATGAACGGGTCGCTGGTTTATTCCAACGGAAAATATGTTGTTCGCGCTGGTATATATGAAGCGCCAACGGAATCCTTAGACGAAAATGACCTAGTTAGTGCGATTGGGGTCAAGACATCTTTTGAGCGGTCTGACAGATATAACACGGTCAAAGGTTTGTTCATTGACCCCAATCAAAATTACAAGTCCAGCGAATTCCCAAAAGTTCAGTTAGCCGACGCTGTTACCAGAGACAACGGGGAAATATTGGAAAAAGAAGTTCAGTATCCCATGACAAACTCAAGCTATATGGCTCAGAGATTGTCTAACAAATTAATTCAGTTAAGCGATCAGCAGAAGGTCGTTAGCTTCCCAGCGAATCTATCTGCATTGAGGATCACGGCAGGTGATCGGGTTCAGGTAACTGTTGAAGAATTGAGCTGGTCTAACAAGGTCTTTCAGTGTGCTGGCTGGACGTTCTCAGAAGAAGGAGGCGTTAATCTAACCTTACGGGAAGACTCAAGCACATCCTACGCTGATCCTGCTGTCAATGAGTATTCCACAATTACGGCTACAGGCGTTATCACGGACGCATTCAGAGGCGTACCTAGTCCAAGTGGATTGAGTGCTACGGCAGGATTGAAAAGCAATGAGCTGAACTGGGTCAATCCTGCCAAGCCTAATGACTTTGGGACTATTTACATCTACGCATCGCCTAATGCGAACTTCTCATCAGCGGTCAAGATCGGCGAAACGGATGGGACTCAGTTTATTCACGATGCGTCTAACTCGGCTGATTCGGTTGTGTCTGGTGATTTTCGTTATTACTGGGTTCGGGCTGTCAGGAATGTCGGTACGGACGCAGCCAGTCAGTCTAATTTAGAGCCTAATGCCGATCCGAATACTACGGTTTTCGCTACGGTCGGACGGGTAAATTGGGCGGATGTTTCTGGGTCTACAGATGCGCCAGAAGACAACGCGACAGTCGGGGCGCGGTTAAGTGCAAACGCTGGAGACACTAACGGGAATCTTGTTGATACCGATGGTACAACCAAAATCATCGACACTACCATCAAGAATGAAGTCTTGCGGCAAGAGGTTTTGTTGGTAGAGGTTGAGGCTGGCGAAGTGCTGGATTTGGAGACGGGCCAAGACGTTCAGGTGCAGAATTTAGGAGACGTGGCGATATACGTTTCGGATTCTAACCAGACTTTAAACACTTCAATCAATACGGTCGCAAATAATTTAAGCGCATTAGAAGTTGTTCTTACCGACTTGACATCAGGTGTTTCTGAGGTCTTTGTTCAAGCTACAGAACCTGTTGCTGGCGTTGGCGGTATCCCAGATCCTATACCTGACTTTTCGCGCTGGTATGACAGTTCGGCAAACAACCAGCCTTATTATTGGTCTGGAACCGCTTGGGAAGATCTGCGAGATGGTCAAACAACCCAGAACGCAGCGGCAATCACGAATCTGCAAACGTCTCTAACAACGACTAATTCAAACGTCACAACTAACGCAAGTGCTATCACT